CTGGCATCAACGGCAAGGACGGCGCACCGGGCGAATTGCGCGAGGTCAAGCCGTATGTCGAGGGGTCCGTCCACTATCACGGCGACCTCGTGCTGCACGACGGCTCGACCTATCAGGCGAAGGCCGACACGGCGCGGCCACCGCCGCATGAGTCGTGGGGCCTGATCGCCTCGCGCGGTGTAGACGCTTCGCAGATGCAATTGCGCGGCACCTACAAGGACGGCGAGACGTATCGCTATCTCGACGTCGTGGCGCTCAACGGTTCAAGCTTTGTCGCCCGCACCAACAATCCCGGCACCTGTCCAGGTGCCGGATGGAAACTGCTCGCATCCGCCGGTCGGCCCGGAAAGCCCGGACCGAAAGGCGAGCACGGCGAGCGCGGGCCAGCGGGCGAGCGCGGACAATCGGGCAAGGACGCGCCGGTCATCCTGTCATGGCAGATCGACCGCAAGACCTTCCGCGCGACACCGCTCATGTCGGATGACAGCGAGGGTCCATCGCTCGATCTGCGCGGCCTGTTCGAACAATTCCAGATGGAAACGCGCTGATGGCCGACATCACCATCAAGGTCTTGGAGGTGGCGGACAGCTACGACCTCTGTACGCTCGACGAGATGAAACAGATGCTCGGCCTCGGGGTCACAACCCCGACCGACGATGAAGCCTTGCAGATGTGGATCACGCAATACTCGGACGTGATCGCCACCATGTGCAACCGGGTATTCGCCAAGGAAAAAGTCGCGGAGACGTGGCGCGGAGATGCACCGCCCTACGAGAACTACCGGGTGTTCCTGTCGCACTATCCGGTTGCCGATGCCGACGTCGAGTCGGTCGCCGTGGCGGGCGGCGGGCTGGTCGATCCGGCAAACTACGAACTTGAAAACAAGTCGGGCAAACTGTCGATCTACGGCGGCTTCAGCGAACCGCTCGTCGTCACCTATACCGGCGGCTACGACCTGCCCGAAGAAGCGCCAGAGGCGCTCAAACAGGCGCTCGCCCTGCTCGTCCAGGCGGGTCGCACCCATCTCGCGCGTCAGGTGACCAGCGGCATCCGCTCGATCTCGCACCGTGAGTCGCGCGTGATGTTTTTCGATGCGCTGGCGGGCGGGACCAAAGGCGCGAACTCGCCGCTGGCGGTCGCGGGCGAAACGGTGGACGCGCTGCTCTATCACTACATCCGCTTCAATGTTTGAGATCAAAGCCGAAGGCGTCGAGCCGCTCGCTGCGAAATTCGACAAGCTGGCGGCGCAGGTCGAGGCGCTGCATCACGAGATGCCGGACGAACTGACCGCGTGGCAGGTCGAGGACATGCGGCGGAAATATCCCAATATCGCGGTGACGCAAGCGGCCAATCAGACCACAGCGGAAACCGACATCTGGCCGCGCTCGCGGCAGGAAGGCAACCGCAAGCAACGGCGGGCGGCGTTCAAGCAACCGAAACGATACCGCCTCTCGGGCAATCGCGTCGTGCGCTCGGCACGTCGGGCGATCCTGCGGCCGGAATTATTCGCAAAGCTGCAACAGCGCATGAGCGCCCTGATCACGAAGGCGATGGCATGGCCGTAAACCTCGACGTGCTGCTTCAGTCGCCGATCTTCGACTTCTGGGCGGTGCCGGTCACGTTCATGCCGCTCGTCTCGCAACCGGCAGCGGCCAGCTATCCGGGGCGCGGCATCCTCAACACCTACAATCTCAATGTCACGGCGGACGACGGCTCGTTCTATTCCGACCAGCGCACCATTCTCGACATTCGTGACAGCGAGTTCGCCATCATGCCGCAGCAGGACGATCACATCGTGATCCCGCTCGATTGCAACAACGTGCCGAAGGGCGAGTACCAGATCATCGATGCGACCGGCGACGGCGGCGGTCAGACCTGCCTGACCATCCGCAAGGTCGAGACGAGAACCTGACATGCCCGTCACCAATCCGGGCCTCACCGATACGCAGAGTTTCGCGCTGGTGATCCGCGACGTGTTCTATGACGCGCTCGACCGCGACCCGTTCTTCGACGACTACAACAAGCGCAAGACCAAGATGCTGGCAGTGATGCCGAACATGCTGCCATTTCTCGGCGTCTACATCATCGACGAGACGATGCTGCCGGACGGCGACGCCAACGCGGGATGCGTCCGGTTCACGCACACGTTGCGCGTCGGCTTCTCGGTGATGGTCGCGCATAACGACCAGGCGGTCGCCGAACGTACCATCGATGCCGCGTTCTGGCGCATCATGAATGTCTGGCGCGACGAGTACGTGATGAACCTGCTCGACACGTTCAACCCGCATCTCGGCGCGGGCAATCCCGACAACACCAAGATCGAGAGCATCACGCGCGGGACGCGCCGCCACGTCTACGGCGCAACGTCCATCAACAACGAGACGCCCATCGCCGAACTGCAATACGACGTCTCGGCGTTCTGGCGCTCCGATTGGGGACCGGTCATCGAGGACGACCTCGAGGAAATTGCGGTGCGCACCGGCATCAAGATCGGCGAGACACAGGCGGAAATGGATCAGCGTTACCAAGTCGGCGGCGATTATATTTTGGAGACGGCTGCGCAAGCGAAGCCGAACAGGCAGAAGGAGAGATGATCATGGCAGAAAAAGAACTATCGCTTCGCGGCAAAGCGGCTCGCGAGCGGATGGAGAGACTCAAGGCGGCGAGGCCACCGTCGGCGCTCGGCGTCCGCGTCGTCCCGGCTACTGACGATCTGCGCCGGGTGCTCAAGCATCCGCGCGGCGTCAAATTTCCAAGTCAGGGCAGTGCGGAGTGGCCGAACGACAAGTTCACCAAACGTCGGCTGGCAGAGGGCGTGATCACGCTTGAGGAAGCGAGCACGAAGAAACCCGCCAGCAAGAAATACGAACACACCGCCTAATCGAAACAGAACACGCTGCGATGAAAAGCCCCGCCACTCGGCGGGGTTTCGCATGAAAGGACACCGACCATGCCTATCAGCTTTGCCAACATCCCGGCCAACATCAAGGTGCCGCTCTACTGGGTCGAGGTCGATCCATCGATGGCGGGCCTTCCAAGCATCAATCTCAACGCCTTGCTCGTCGGCGTCATGACGACCGACGGCGATGCCGTGCCCGACGTGCCGATTCCGATTGGCTCGCAGGCGCAAGCCGACCAGCATTTCGGCATGGGCAGTGAACTGTCGCGGATGTTCGCCGCCTACTACAAGAACAACCTCGCCAACGAGGTCTGGGGTCTGCCGGTCAGCGAACCGGTCGGGGCCACGGCGGCAACCGCCACGATCAGCGTGGTGACGGCGGCCAATGCAGCAGGAACGATCCACCTCTACATCGGCGGCAACTATGTGCCGGTGGTGATCTCGCCGACCGACACCATCGACAATATCGCGACCGCCATCGGTGACGCGATCAACGCCGACGACACCCTGCCGGTGACGGCAACCGTTGCGCTCGGGACACTCACCATCACCGCGCTCTGGAAGGGCATTTCCGGCAACGACATCATGGTGTCGCTGAACTACTACGGCGCACGTGGCGGAGAGACGACGCCGGTCGGTCTCGACCTTCAGTTGCCAGCAACCGGATTCCTGACCGGCGGCGCGGGCGTACCGGTGTTCGACAACGCCATCGCCAACATGGGCGAGGAGCCGTTCGAATACGTCGCCATGCCGTACACTGATTCCGAATCGCTTTTCGTGTGGGACCAGGAGTACGGGTTCACCGACGGCGGACGATGGGGATGGCAGCGGCAATTATTCGGCCACATCTTCTCGGCCAAGCGCGGCCTCTACGCCGATCTCATCACGTTCGGCGGAACCAACAACAGTGGCGTCGAGTCGATCATGGCGGTCGAAATGGACGCACCGTCGCCGTGTTTCGAGTGGGCGGCGGCCTATGCCGCGAAGGCGCAACGGGCGCTTGTCAACGATCCGGCGCGTCCGTTGCAGACGCTGTCGCTCAACAACATCAAGGCGGCGTCGATCAACAACCGCTTCAGCTTCGAAGAACTCAACAGCATCGCCTCGAACGGGCTGGCGATCCAGAAGATCGGTTCGGACAACCAGCCGATGATCGCGCGGGAGCAAACGACGTACCGGCTCAACCTGTACGGCCAGACCGACGACGCCTACGAACTGGTCACAACGCTGGCGACGCTCGCCAAGCTGTTGCGCAACCAGCGACAGGTGATCACGTCGAAATTCCCGCGTCACAAGCTGGCGAACGACGGGACCAAGTTTGGCCCCGGCCAGGCCATCGTCACCCCCGGCATCATCAAGTCCGAACTGATCGCGTCGTATTCGATGGACATGTTCAACGGGCTGGTCGAGGACCTGCGCAACTTCAAGCGGCATCTCATGGTCGAGCGCGATCCGAACAATCCGAACCGGGTCAACGTGCTCTACCCGCCGGACCTGATCAATCAGCTTCGCATCTTCGCGGTGCTGGCGCAGTTCAGGTTGCAGTACGACCGGGGCATCGACGTCGAGATCATCGGTCAGGCGCAGCCGCCGTTCAATGCGGCGTCGGGCGCGTCAGCGGGCTGAAGCGACATTCAGCGACATTCAGCAACATAGTGGAGAAAACAGATGGCTCAACGAATCGCGGGCATCGCCTTCCT